GGTGGTTATCTGGATCGGTAGTTTATCACCTTTGTCCATTAGATTATATATAGATTAATTTTTTGTAATGATAACATATCCATGACCCCCATTAACTGGTGATCCACCTGCTGCATTATACACACCGGTTGCCGAGCCGCCATAAGAACCACCTCCACCAGCCGAGGTGTGCCCATCGGTGATACCTCCACCACCAGAATAACCACCACCGCCGCCGGCCCCACCTGTATTACCATGGGTTGAACCACCGCCACCAAATCCACCGTGCGCGGTGCCTCCGCCGCCGCCGGCGTTCCCCCCCTCCCCCTGATTCTTTGGTGCATGTCCACCTCCACCCGGTCCGTAAGGCGCATCACCACCATCGCTGTTCCACCCCGCACCACCACCGCCATAGTGTTGCCCGGCTCCTCCAGCACCGTTCGTCCCGTAGTTATTACCTCCGTTACCGCCACCGCCACTGGTACCCGATTGACCATCTGTCCACGACCCCGGGTTGTACGTAGTGGGGGACGGGCCGAGGGCTGTGTTTCCCCAGTCATTTATACCGCCGCCACCACCCGCGGCGAGGATTGGGTACGTATTTTGCGGCGAATAATATACAAACGACCCACCACCACCACCACCGGAATTTACGTAAACGCCCATTTGACCAACAAGAATATTTACCGTATCCCCCTTGGTTAGTGTAAGTGTTCTCTGCATTTCAATACCTCTAAAAGCAGCTGTATTGAGGTAGGCGGGGTGCGCCGCAGCGCCCGCTGCACCTGCCGCCTTGATTGTATACGACTTCGTTTCGGGAACAGTCCATTCTTGGATTCCTTGGGTCGACACGTTTAAATAACTACTATTATCCGTCCATGAAGGTGAATACGCGGTCCTTAACTCACTGAGTGATGGACCAGATCGTCCCGTCTTCCCAGCGTTCGTGAACGTGTGTGACGTAAAGGAGTAAAGTGCTGAAACCACCGCGACACTGAATGTTCTATCTGCGGTCGTTCCGGACTCATTATCCGTAACCCTAAATGTTACGTTTGTGGTTCCGTCTGTCGTCGCGCTCCCACTAAAAGTCGCTGGAGAAGCTGTTGCAGAACCTAAACTGAGACCAGCCACACTTCCACTTGTGATACTGAATGTTACATCAGTCCCACCTAGATCATCTGTAGCGACAAGATTCTGGGAGGAGGAGACTCCATTATCGTAACTTAGAGTGGCCCCAGACGCTGGTGAACTCCATGCGATACCATTAAAACCAATTGTTGCGGTACTGGTCGCTGTGATACCAACAGCATCTGTGACTCTAACTTTATAGGGTCTATTGTCAAGTTGTCCAGTAGTGAGTGACGCACCCGATGCCGCAAGTTTGAAAGTAATACTTGTCGCGCTCGCAACCGCTGCAGAGTCCACATTGTAAAGTGTGCTTCCATCCGCACCAAGTACTTGTATATTATTTCCACTTGCCATTGAAGAAGCGAAATTTGTACCAGTAACGGTAATGGTCTGTGAACCAACGGCACTGGATGCAAAACTAGTTGGTGAGACACCTGTGATTGTGGGTACTGTCAGAGCAATCGAATCTGTACTAGTCGAAGTCACCGCTGAGGCAGTGTCACCACCTATGACTTTAACGTTAAAAGGTCTTTGCGCTACATCATAGCCACCACTCGCCCCACTCGCCCCCATTTTGAATGTGGCACTCTGCCCACTCACACGTGTCGTATTGAAAACACTATATTCGGTGCCATCAGCACCTACGAGTTTTATAGTTATACCCGTGTCAAAACCTGTTCCTGTGACGGTGAATACCTGCGTCGCCGTATCTGCACCGGCAACACTCGTAGGAGAAATACCTGTGATCACAGGTGGTGGGGCGATACTCCCCCACCCCTCCGCAGTGTACGTTTCTATAAACCCAGTTGTAGTGTTATAACGGATCATCCCAGTCATCCCAGTGGTAGGTCTCTCCGATGTAGTCCCACTCGGAAGTTTTATAGTACCTGTTCCTATGAATTCAGCTCCCCCCGATACGATGAGTTCAGCCTTTGGTGAGATGGTCACACTACCACCCATACCGGAGTGTGCCGTACAGTAATAGTAAAGTGTTGTAGGAGTGCTTGTAGAGACAACAAATTTTCGTGTCTGGTCATCCGCGTAAGTACCAGTAGTTGTTATACCTGTTGAGTATGCAGAACCACCACCATGTGAACCATTATTTGTGGTAGAGAATTCAAATGGGTGACCTGAAAGAGTCGAACTGGATAGATCGAATATATAGGTTTGGCCTTGGTGTAGTACCAATGATGCTTGGAGATACCCATCGATATAGTATTTATTAGCACCACTGGCATTAGTCATTGTAACGACGTATGTCTTTGTCGTACCCATTGTCATAGCGTTGCTCACGCTGGACGTGGGACATGTAAGAATTCCTGGAAATGTTGTATTATTGGTCATCTGTTATAACTCTACAATTTTTTTAGCAGTCTGGATCGCTCCTAAAAAAATGATGTTTGAAAAATGTTAGAAAATGATTAGTAGCCGAATGTAGCTAGTGCGTCACCATTATGGGCAATTGCATGTACTCCACCTCCTGAAGTTGGGGACATATATTCAACAAAAACATGGACATTACCAGAAACCGTCATAGCTCCTGAAGTGTATAGCGCAACAGTATTAGCTGTAGTGGTTACATTTGACGCCCATGGTGTAGCATTGTCAGTTGTACCAAAAATATTTTGACTACCCACTGAAATTACATTACTACCAGAGTTGATACTCCCCGCTTGGGAACCACCATTTACATCGAGTAATATTGTACTCACATGCTCATTTCTATCAACAAGGGTAGCTGTAATTTTTGCGTGGAATATATTGGAAGTAAAGTGGATATTTGTTGTGGGAGATACACTCGCAGGCATACTATTCGATAGACTGTATGTCTTTCGTGCCAGACCCCCAGTATTGGTGATGAGACCCCCAGTGACGTAGGCGCGTTCCCCGACGTACACATCCTTCGCAATACCGACACCACCAGCTGCCTTGAGAGCACCTGTAGTTGATGAAGTCGCCTCCGTTGCATCTGTTAGGGTCACCACACCATCTAGGGTGGCTGCGGCACCGAATAAGGGACCTGACACCCCTGCACCACCTGCTACAATTAAGGAACCAGTGGTTTTAGAAGACGATGTGGTAGTATCATGCACCTTGGCAACACCCCCAATGTGTAAGTTTTCTTGGGTACTGATACCACCAGCAACCTTGAGAGCACCTGTTGTAGCCGAAGTTGAAGTAGTATCGTCTGCTAATGTCACCACACCAGAGGCGTTTAGGGTAGTCATAGCCGCTGCATTAGACCCAGCTAGAGTACCATATACATTGGTACCCGAGATGGTAGCACCCTTCACCATAGCAGAGGCTGTTAGGGTAGTCACAGCTGCTGTATTAGCCCCAGCTAGAGTACCATATACATTAGTCCCTGAAATGGTAGCACCCTTCACCATAGCAGAGGCAGTAACACTGGTCGCCGTGACATCTTCGAAGCTGGCATGTTGACCAACAATCTTTTTCGCAATACCCATACCACCCGCAACAATGAGTGCACCTGTTGTTGTTGTAGTGGCATCGGTTGTAGAACTTACGTATGCATTACCCACCACATGAAGCTTAGCTTCCGGTGATGCAGTATTAACACCAATACTTGTTTCTGAAACGTCTACGTATAAAACATTAGATCCAATCTTGAGATCACCAGCACCTGTAAGTCTAGCCTTTTCACTGTTATTTATATTTAAACGAATATGCTGACCCGCCTTCGCATTAACGTGTGTAGTACCACCCTCAGTTTGTTTAAGTGCATAATTTCCTGAGGTGTTATTGTCAACATGTGCAAAAGAAGCATGATTAGTTTCACCTGTAAAACCTACCGCGGCTCTTCCCATATAGGATGTTAAATCTAGATCATAACCCGCAAAAATATTACTACTGTGTACATTTCCAGCTACACCCAAACCACCAGAAACCTTGAGAGCACCAGTGGTTTTAGACGAGGCATCTGTTGTATCTAGAATGACTACACTATTGGAGACGACGTCCTCAACGAAGACATTTTTACCGTGAATATTTTTAGCAACACCTAGACCACCAGTGACAATTAGAGCACCAGTGGTTTTAGAAGTAGCATCCGTGGCTGAGATTACCTTAGCGACAGCCCCAACATTCAAGTTTTCTTGAGTACTTATACCACCAACAACCTTTAGGGCACCAGTAGTTGCCGAGTCTGAAGTTGTGGTATCTAGAATGACTACACTATTGGAGACGACGTCTTCCACGAAGACATTTTTACCATGAATATTTTTAGCAACGCCTAGACCACCAGTGACAATTAGGGCACCTGTAGTTTTTGAAGTAGCATCAGTCCCGGATATCACCTTAGCAACAGCTCCAACATTTAGGTTTTCTTGAGTACTTATACCACCAACAACCTTTAGGGCACCTGTTGTTGCTGAAGTTGAAGTAGTAGTATCAGTTATGGTAACACTGTCAGCCTCAACATCCTCGAAGTTGGCATGTAAAGCGTGAATATTTTTAGCAATACCTACACCACCGGCGACGATTAGAGCACCAGTGGTTTTAGATGAGGCATCTGTTGTATCTGTGATATTGACATCACCAGCAACTTGAAGCTTTGAAGTTGGATCTGCCTCTGCAATACCAATATTTCCACCCGATTTAAAAACCATATAATTATCCCCATTTATGGCATCATTTTGATCTTGGTGTGCAATTTTTAAAGAATTCGTGTTGGCATTTTGAGCTATTCTCCAACCAAACCGTGACGATTCGGTTAATTTAATACCAGATTCGGTTACGGGAGAACCACCAGATCCGGATCTAAGACGTATGAACGCATCATGGTCACCACTTACTGCTGCTATATCTAAAAGTTCACTCGGAGTCTTAGTTCCAATTCCCACGTTCGAAGTCAATGTATTTACAAATAGATTTGCAGTACCAACTTCAAGATTTGATGATATGTGTGCATTTGAACCAACATTTAGATTTTTTTGAGTACTGATACCACCAGCAACCTTTAGGGCACCAGTAGTTGCATTGGTCGAAGTCGTAGTGTCGGTAATGTTAACACTATCGGCCTCAACATCCTCAAAGTTAGCGTGTAAAGCATGAATATTCTTAGAAATACCCACACCACCTGTGACAATTAGGGCACCAGTTGTTTTAGACGAGGCATCTGTGGCTGAGATTACCTTAGCGACAGCCCCAACATTTAGGTTTCCTTGTGTACTGATACCACCCACAACCTTTAGAGCACCTGTAGTCGCTGAGGATGACGTAGTATTGTCAGTTATAGTGACACTATCAGCCTCAACATCTTCAAAATTGGCGTGTAAAGCATGAATATTCTTCGAAATACCTACACCACCAGCTACAATTAGGGCGCCAGTGCCTCGAGAAGTGGCATCTGTGGTTGAGAGTGTCCCGATTCTTCCCCCGCTAGTGACTGTTCCCTCAACGTTCAAGTTTTCTTGGGTACTGATACCACCCACAACCTTTAGGGCGCCAGTGGTTACTGAAGTGGATGTAGTGTTATCAGTGATAGTGACACTATCAGCTTCGACATCCTCAAGGTTGGCGTGTGTGGCGTGAATATCACCCACAACACCCAAACCACCACCTATGGTCACCGCACCGGTGGTTTTAGATGAAGATGCAGTTGTACTCGTAACTCCTAGAGTACCATTTATATTAACTGCGATTGCGTTTGATGTATTCATAATAACTGGAGAATTATTAGCACTACTGAGAGTATGACCAATTTCAAGGTTGGATGTAGAGAAATCATAAATCACAGCGACATTACCTTTATTCCCACTTGTTAAGGGATTATTCATAAGTATACCGGTGTCCAAACCAGTTGTATTACCCTTACCAAGTTCAATTATAGGATCTTGAACTACAAGATTGTTTGCATTAATAACTGTTGTATTTCCTGTAACGACTAAATTACCGGTTAATGTGAGGTTACCACAATGAACGTTTCCGGCTACACCTAAACCACCAGCAACCTTGAGAGCACCAGTTGTTTGATTGTAAGATAATGTAGTGTCTGTAATGTCTACACTATCAGCTTCTACATCTTCAAAATTAGCGTTTAAAGCATGAATATTCTTAGAAATACCCACACCACCAGTGACAATTAGGGCACCGGTGGTTTTAGAAGAGGCATCTGTAGCGGATAACACCTTAGCAACAGCTCCAACATTCAGGTTTTCTTGAGTACTGATACCACCCACAACTTGGAGGGCACCCGTAGTAGCCGAAGTTGAAGTAGTAGTACCACCAACATTCAGGTTTTCTTGAGTACTGATACCACCCACAACCTTTAGGGCACCAGTGGTTGCGGAGGATGAAGTAGTTGTATCTAAAATGACTACGCTATTTGAGACGACATCTTCAACGAAAACATTCTTACCGTGAATATTTTTAGAAATACCTATACCACCAGTGACAATTAGGGCACCAGTGGTTTTAGAAGTAGAATCAGTTGCAGATAATACTTTTGTGACGGCCCCAACATTTAAGTTTTCTTCGGTACTGATACCACCGGCAACTTTAAGGGCACCAGTTGTAGCAGAGGTTGAAGTCGTAGTATCAGTGATACCAACTCCACCAGAAACGACTAAAACATTTGTACCATAATCATCGACGTAAAGATTCGAACCGACACTCAAAGTATGAGAAGCTAAAGAATTGGATATACCTACATTACCAGAAGTAACAAATGCAACTGTATTATTATAAAAAATCATAGAATTAGCTGTAACATTACCTTGTCTTGTTGCACCTTGAAGACTCACATCGGTTATGAGACTTGATGCGGGGTCTCCAGATTCTACCAGTTCTTTTGTGTTTGTGTTATACATCATAAGAACGATTTCAGGTTTAGAAGCATATTCCGAATCATTACGAACAGGTGCAATATAAAGAGACCCACCTTGTGATCCGTCAATCGCAGTATTACTCGCATTTAGAACGATCGTGTTTTCACCCTGGTCTTCTTGGGCATGTTTACCAAACCTTATTTTGGTTGACCTCTCAACGGTCGGTAAGGTCTTGACCATTTAGTATAAGGTTGTATTTTAATTTGCGTAAAGTAAACCAGCCATTCCATTTTCCACTCTCAAAATATTGTAATTTACTGCATAAATTGGGTCATTAATGTTCATAGACTCACTCATGATAGTAGCTGACGATACACGACTGAAATTTAGGGTTCCTGTGGGCTGTAAGCTGGATGTTGAGAGGCAGAAACAATAAAGAAAGAAATCTGGAGAAGTTACGAAGTTTGTGTGATAATAACTCGTGACGTCTATAAAATGTGGTTTACCCCATTTGTAGTTACTTACATCGAGACCATTTATGTTTAATTTAACTTTGTTTGTGGGAGATGTGAGGGCACCATCGGTTGTTGTATCTGATGATGCTAAATATTTTACTGGATGATTAAACGTAAGTTCTTGAACTAAAGTACCTGAAGCAACATTTTTTTGGACTTGTGTTATGAGGAGATCATGTTTTCTAGATGCAACCTGACCACGCTCCTCATTGTCAAGGTAATAATAATTCGCGAAACATTCAACGTTATAATTTGAAGCTGCTGTAGCCCAATGGATCCTAATTTCAACATTATGATAGTTTAGGGCTACAAGAGGTAGAGCGCATTGCGGCCCCTCACAGAAAAAGAACCTGAGAGGGTAAAAAAACGAGCGCGCAGAAATACCCGGGTGTGTACCGTTCGCACTCCTAGATACATTTTGTGCAAATGTATCAATAGCAATCTTTTCTGTGAAAATTGCATCTTGGGTGTCAATAACGGAACCACCTATTAAAAGCTCAACTTTATCGATAATGGTATCCCATCGTTGAATATCGAGGGCTTGGGTTTTGTCATCGAGTGTAAAATACACATAACTGAGAAGATCACCAGATCTCTCAAATTGGATGCTAGACATAGAATTGTTTTTCACCGCTCCGTGGATGGTTTGTTTTTCAACGGATTGTGAAAAATTAGCATGCCTTTTAAACGTTGAACTGAAGAAAGATATTTCAGGATTACCCATGATATATTTATCCTGGGCACCTATAGCAATCAATTGAACAACACCGGCAGACATGGTAATACTAATTTAAGGGGAGAAAAATTACAGGTTGGGTTTTCTACAGACGAAACGAAGGACTAAAAAATTATTTTCGGCGGGATTTGGTGGTGTTATAAGAACACCACTTTGATTACGAATATTGATAGTGAGACGATCAACTGTTCGAATGGGATTTACGTATTGCACAGCAATTGGGTAATCATCCTTGAAACTTATTATACCAGTATCATCTGTAGTCACAATACTAGCAAAAGATTTTCGAAGCATACCTAATGATGCCTGACCTTCATAAACATTGGTAGCGCGATCATTAAATGTAGAATTCAACTCATCAATAGAAATGTAACAATGTTCACTTCCATTAGCTGGTGTGACTGTATTAATTCGAGCGGCTAGAAGTCGAGCCTGTACAACATTTTTTAGAGGCTGACTCAAAAAACACGTCCATGTGTTCGCACTAGTCTGATTAAGAGTATCAATTGTGATGGTATGATATTCATAGTTTAGATCGGGAATCATATCAGTTGGCGATGTAATCAGGGCCATTTATTATTAGCTTAGATTAAAGATCCACCAATTCCATCCACGATATCATATCCGGCATGATCACCTACAAGTTTTTGGGCACCACAAAGACCACCTGGGGTAAGACCAACCGAGTAAGGGCTGTCCTCCTTGCCTGAACCAGCGGTACATTCAAGGTCGGGCTTGAGGTCGAAGAGAGATTCTTCACTGACAGGTGTAATGGTAATTGGCCTGGGCTGATAATTCACGGTCTTCACAGTCATAAAAGACAGAACGAAGATGAGGGTCATCAAAACCGCGATGGCCATGAGAGCATTGCGATCACTCTTGTTGAGGTTAAGATTAAACATTTATAATAGACATAGATTTTTTTAAAGTGCGTTAAAGAGATTTTCTTAGTTTCTAAATAGACAGTAGATGGACGAAGAAATCGTACTCGATAGGGGTCAAACGACTGTGATGAAATTAGATGCTGATGAACAGGCCCTGATGGATGAGATTCAAATTTCTGCACCACGATCAAAACCTGTACCTCGACCCACAAGGCCTATGCAAAGACCTCAACAATCTTTTCAGGGTCAGGAGGCTATGGATGCTTTTGTGAATCCCAATAAACAAAGTACCCCAGCTCAGCCTCAACAGGATGAGGAAATTGATTATGGTGAGGATGAACCAATGATGTTCGATGATGATGAACCTATGGGCCCAGGTCCTAGTGATCAGGGTGAGCAACCCTCAAAGGGGTACACTTCAATTGACGAAGAGAAGTCGGATCTTATTAATAAATTAGCTCGACTTGAGAAGAAGGGATTTGCAGTTAATAAGAGGTTGAACGCTTACTCGAACGTTGATGAACTCAGATCAGAGGTCAAGAGGATTACATACAGCATAGATGTTGAACAATCAGTTCGCTTCTCTCGCCGTATGTTGGTCGCCTGTGTAACTGGACTTGAATTTTTGAATAAGAGGTATAACCCATTCGAGATTCAACTTGAGGGTTGGTCTGAGTCTGTTATGGAGAATGTTGATGATTATGATGGTGTATTCGAGGAACTATATGTGAAATACAGATCTAAGGTCAGTGTTGCACCAGAGGTCAAACTGATTATGATGTTAGGTGGCTCAGCAATGATGTTTCACCTTACAAATTCGATGTTCAAGTCAGTGATGCCTAACATGAATGATGTTATGAAGCAGAATCCGGACCTGGTGAAGAATATGATGGCGGCGGTTCAGAACACTACCCGTGACACTAGTGGCCCCGCAGTTGATGCACCCGTGGGTGGATCAGGGCAGTACGAGATGCAGGGACCCGGACTTGATATTTCAAGCCTCATGGGTGGCATTTCGATGCCTCCCCCACCCCCAATGAATACCTCAATGGGACAAGGACCCTCAGCGCCTCAGCCTGTTGAGGAGGATGATGATCTCTCTGATATCATGTCCATCTCTGGTGATTCCACTGGAGGTGAGGTCAAGGAGGTCAATGTTGGTGCAGGATCTAAACCCAAGAGAACTCGTCGAAAGAAGAAGACCGAAATAAATCTCTAAACTTATATAAATGATAGCGTATTGTCCGCTTGAGGAGCTCGAGCCTCCCGTTCGACAGCAAGAAGTTGTCGCTGAGGCCAAGGTCGAACCTGTAAAGCCTCAGGTCGGCCGCGAAGAAACTGAATTAAATTACGTCATCATGGCTTTCATTGTTGGCGTAGTAGCACTAGCCGTCTCTGATTCCATCAGGGCGTAAATGTTTAATCTACCGCGGGGTACCACCCTCCCTCGTAGTAAATTTAATATGAGAATCCAACCAATAATTCTGGACCACCAGTCGCATTGTCAAGAGCTGTAGTTGTATTTATAGCTCGTTTTGTAATTCTAGAAAGTCCACCATTAAGTCCGGATGTAAGTTCAACTGATAAATCGTATGCAAAGTTGCGTCCAGTATCCTTCTCTGTTGGTTGTATGTTGATTCCTCTTGTACCAACCGATACAGTGGGACTCCATGGGTATAGGTTTGTAGCACCCATCAAGGTCACTGGTCCCAGGGCTATATCGTACATAGAACCCGTGGATCCATCGTGTGTACCACCAGACACCTCGAGAATCATCGTACTTGTGTTGCGTACATCACTTGTTTCACGTAATACCGCTATGATTTTAGCATAAAATGTATTTGGTCTAAACACAAACTGTATATTCTGTCCGTTACCATTCGCGATTACATTAGAATGACTGTACTTCTTTGTCGCTACCTGGTCAGAGTTTGTGATAATACCACCATTCACATGGAGTGTTGTGTTAGCATTCGCACCACCCAAACCAAGTGGGAAACCACTAGTGCCCCCAAAACTTAGGGAACCATCTATCTTACAATCACCATTGATCTCTACATTACTGTTGAGGAAGGTTGCTGGTGTTGCTCCGGTTCTCAATGGGTTTATATATACATTACCCGTGGTGTCCGCATAAATGTTCGCACTCCCAGCCGATGTGGTGAGTTCGATAGTCGCGTTACTCGAGGGACTTTCCACACGAGCCATACCATCGTAGACATGAAGCTGTTTCTGTGGATTTAGGGTACCCACACCCACGTTACCCCCGTGTGTAATATGAACACCATCCGTTTCTGTACCGCTATTGGTACCACCAATTACGATACCGGAAAGTGAAGTAGCTGAATCCCTGAAAGCCTTCACATAACCACCGAAATTCTCAGTGGTATGAAGAAGAATTCCAGACTTTTTAGTGAATGTACCCGAACCTGGGTGAGGACTCTCAAGTTTTAGAAGTGTTTGGTCGGTTGTGTTTCCATTGAAAATGTGTACATTTGAGTCTACAGTTGATGTACCTATACCAAGTCTACCAAATTTGTCGAAACGGGCGAACTCAGAATCACTAGTAGAACTAACCTCATGTACAAACGTAAGTACGCGGCGGTCACTCCCGTCTTTAATGCTTCTAATTTTGTTTACTGAGTCCCCCGAATCTGGGTTAGTAGTAACGAATGCCATACCAGACAGTGTGAACGAACCACCACCAGCGAACTCAATATCACCGTTTACTACGAGTTTTGTATTTGAACCACGCCCCACTGCGTCTGAACGTTTACCACCAATAACGACAATACCGGCTTGATTGGTGATACACATTGGTACATCACCCGTAGCATCATCATCTACAAGATCACTGAAAGTTTCACCAGTTGATGTATAGGTTGTAAATACGTGCTCCGCGGCAATATGTCGAATTCTATCAGGACCATTGGTTGTATCTCCGTCATTACCTTTGAATATTACAAGTTCATTTCTGGTCTGATCCGTATTATAACGTCTTTCTACAAGCCTCGTGTTACCAAACAGGTCACCAGCGAGACCCCCGAACGACACCTCATTACCCACGACTACATTACCCAATACATCTAGTACACCCCTGGGTGCATCCGTGCCTATTCCAGTATTTCCAGTTGAACCAGATATGAATAGACCCACAGCTGTTGGTTCTTTGTTGTTATCTGTATTTTGTGTGATTCTAAAATCTGAGTCAGATCCGGTTACACCTGTTGACCAACCCCTAGGATTAGAGCCCGCATTTGTTTGGATGTAAGAGGTGAATACATTACCTGCGAGTATACGAGTTTTGGCCGCTAAAATTGCATCACCTGAAGCTCCATCAAAGTTATGCACCAACAAACCATTTGTTAAGGGGTTGGCTGCACCCGTAGCATGTACTTCTAAATGAGCGGTAGGTGATGTTGTGCCTATACCAACGCGACCATCACTTCTAAGTGAAAGCACATCAACCTCTGTCTCGTAATTTGTACTTGCTAAAAATATATCAAGTTGAGAGTTGGCTGTACCACTTGAAACCGCCGTGTGTTTACCCATTTTCATTGTTGCCCTCACACCATCACTACTCGCGGTTCCACCCTCTCTACAAAGTTCTAAAACCCTCGCGAAATCCGTTAAATCTGATGAAACCGCGGTTGCATTAGAAACGATGAGTGGAGTTCCAAGATGTTTGTAGGTTCCATTATTAGCAATTTCATCATTGATAAACACCGTACCCCCAGATGTATGCAATCGACCCTTTGGTGTAGCCGTGCCCACACCAACATTTGAACTTTCAAGGATGGTCAACTTTGGTGTACCCATAGTAGCAGTTTTACTCGCATAAATGTTGAGACCCTTACCCTCAGCTACAATATTCTCAATCTTGTTCTCACCTACCAAGTGGGATGAATACATACGAGAACTCGTGTTTGATGCCGATCCCCAGGTATTACCATAAATAAAACCATCACCTAGAGTCGCATGAACATTACCCGCGACGGTCAACTTTTCAGTGGGGTGGGTATTAGATATACCAACCCTACCCACTGTATCAATACGCACTCTCTCAGTGTTTCGCGTTTTCATTTTGATGATTTGGTGTGTGTTTGAAGTACTAGCTCCAATTATTTCGATTGAACTCACATTAGAGGCTGCCGAGCCGGATTTAAGAACAAGTGCATTTGATGTACCTGTTAAACCACCGTACCTATCGGCGTGTATCACAATGTTTGAGAACGAATGTATAGAGTTTGTGACAAGTTCAGTTGTAGCCGTATTACCTAAAACTGTTAAGGTATTTGCTGCTACCATATTTGCAAATACCTTCGCACCCACAGACAATGTATTTGTTGGTGCAACATTGGCAATACCCGAATGAGATGTGCCCGAACCCACCGTTCGAATTGAATTTGATTTAATATTTTCATTGAAAAGAATTGGTACAGCAGCACTTGGATCGAAAGTTACTAAACTTCCAATTCTCATACCACCCGCAACTACATTACCTGTCACTGCAACATTCCCGTCAGATACAAATACATTTGGACCTGTGTCATCAAAGTACACATTCGAGCCCACCGACAATGTAAATTTGGTTGATGTATTTGCCACACCCACATTACCATCAGCAAACATCTGTCCGTATACATGAAGATTAACCGTGTTAGATTGATCCACTACGATTCTAGTTAGACCCGGTCCCATCTGGGTTCGACCGAGTAAAAATTCATTATTCGAAAATTGATATCCAAATACAAGATTCGACCTACTTCCATCAGAACCCTCAGTCATGAGTAAAGCATTGTCGAATGGTGCATTTTTATTATTTGTGGATGCTTGTTGGATGACACAATTTGCAACAACTAAGTTGATAAGTGTTTCGTAAGTAGCAGACTCAGAAATGAATGCATTACCATTTACGTGGAGATTACCATTTATTGTTAAATTACCTTGATCAACAAATACATTACCATGCTGAAAAACAGCTACATTTGAACCAACTGAAGCACTATCCGTACCCGCAACAATATATTCAGCAACTGATATATTAGTAGAAAAGGTGTTCCCCACAACCTTCAATACATTTGAACCCATTCTATCGATGACGAGTGTATCGTCGACATTTATAATGTTTGAAACTAGAACGTTTGTAGCCGAGACGTTACCTTTTAGAGTTAATAAATGTTCATTTGCGCGGTCAATAACAAGTTCATTATTTGGTCCAACTTGGAACTCATTTGTGGCATTCGGTGCCGCGATACCGACTTTATCATTAACGTAAAGACGCTCTGTACGAGTACCCTTAGTAACATCAAGCACGATATTCGTTGCTGTATCATCTACAAAAACATTTGAACCTATAGAAATATTTTTTGTAGGATTTGTATTAGAAATAGCAAATTTTTCTGCTGTAATAACTTCAACGTCGATCTCTTTTGTAATAATACTTTTGACGTCAGTCAGTACATCTTGCTCGACTGGGTCTGCGTCTAGACTGGTTACGAAAACCTGATCGAAACGAGCTGTCCTACCCATCTATACCTTAATTACCGAATAAAATTCCAGCTAAACCATCCTTGATTCTTAGAACATTATAGTTTACTGCATATATACTTAACTCCTGATTACTTGGTCTAAGATTACCCTTCTCCACACCCCGTAATACAAGTTTGGCATTATCGATACGGCTAAAGTTGCATGTACCTGATGGATTATAGTCAGATGCATTTAGACAGAAGTGATACACGAAGTACCTTGTGTTGAAAAGTACGTTGGTTTCACTGACAAAATCACTCGCACCGTATGATGATTTGTAATAATTTTGTACTGTGTGAAAATAATTTGGAGACATATGTTCAAGGATTGGGGTCCCATTGATTTGAATATCACCACTTAAAAATGTGAAACGATCGTTCGCAAAATCATCACTTAATGCACCAAAACCAAAAAAGATGGATTTGACTGGATGATTAAACGATGAAATATCAAATGTATTATCACCACCACCTAAAGTGTTATCAGCCACAGTGTCCATTGGAAGAACTATTTGTTGTGTTTGTGTGATGACAAAGTCGAGACTTCGACCCACGAGAGATTCTCGTTCTTCTTTATCTAGGTAAATATAGTTGCCGTATACATTAATTCGTTTTTGTGCATCTGTAAGATTTAGAACTGAATCATTATAATACGTGTCATCGAAATTGATTTTGATTTCAACTTGGTGATGTTGTAAAGCTACAAGGGGTAAAAATGCTTTATGATCACAAAAGAAGAAGTGAAGTGGGAGAAATGCTGGATTGGATTTAGAAACTTTGTTACTCAATTCTTGTGTTTTCGTCCATGTGTCAGCCATATAATTATGCCATATATCAGAGTAATAATCAAAATGTTGAGAGTCTATTTTTTGACCCCCTATGTAAAGCTCGATGGTGGAATTGTAAAAAAGATTGGAAGACATATTTACAGCATCGACACCAACTTTCTCAAACCAAATACCATTAATGATATCACCTAAAACCGGTATAGTAATTGAGTTGTCAGTTTGGGTGACTGATTTAATCAATTTTGGAGCCTGAGAAAAATTTGTATGTCTCGTAAACTTCATACGAAAAAAGGAATGACCTTCTTCACTGGTAAGATACACATCTTGAACTCCTTTAGAGACCAATTGTATTAATGCACCCGACATTTAATAGATGTTTAGATTATAAAAACAGACACTTTCCCTGAGGGAAGGCACTCTTAGGTTCTTCTACATTTTTACCGTGTATGTTAAAACCACCTTGACGGTATATCTTCATTCGTTTATAATACATCGCTGTAAATACAGACCATGGATCGTGAACATCGTAGATATGGGGTTCATTCTTTTTTCCTTTCGTTTCTCTCATAATTCTACCAATACTTTGTGTAATATCAGATTTAGGAGAAGCTAAAATAACTGTATCTAATGTTGGAATATCTAAACCTTCGTGTGCTTGACTAAACGTAGCAAAAATAATCTTTTTCTTGGACGACTCTTGGAGTTGAGCTTCTTTCATACCACCCATGTATAGACCAGACGTTTTAGGAAAACATTGGTGAAGAAATTCACAATGAAAACGACGATCACTGAGAACTAGAAGTTGACGGGTACCTGTTGATGCTTTTTTTACTAATTCTACCAACATCTTATTTCTAGCCCTATCTTCAACAAGTTCTGTAATCATATTTGGCATTGAAATTTTACCATTTCGCATAGAGGGTGGTGGATTCTTATAGTTTGGGGAATCAAAGACGACGGGAAATACCTCAACCTGTCCTTGATTTTTTCGTTCAACTGCAAAAAAGGTGGGTCCCATAAACCAATGAAGAACCTTTGTTAGACCATCTTTCCGTTCTGGAGTTGCGGAGAGACCATATATATGTCGTGGACAAAGTTTAAACAGACTCTGACTAAATACTTTAGCACAAATATGATGTGCTTCATCAACAATGACCGTTCCTATACTTTCAAAATCTGAGAAACTGTATTCTTTTAGGGATAATGATTGAAGCATTGCAATGACAAAATCACAATCAACCTCTTTTTTATTTTGCTGGACAACCCCTATAGTAGCCCCCGGGCAAAATTGTTGAATACGTTCTCGCCATTGATCTGCTAAAAATTGTTTATGTACGATAATCATTGTGCGATATCCAAGTTTAGAAGCTATGGCCAGGGATACCGTCGTTTTGCCATAGCCACATGGTAAAGAAAGGACGCCATGCCCTGCTTTAATAGCTGCTCCGAATGCTTCATTTTGGTGTGTGGCATCCCGGAGTTGTCCTGCAAATTGTGTGTTAATTTTAGTTGGTTCTGGTCGCTTGTCATGTTTAGGTTCTCCAAGTTTAGAAGTTCCATAGAATCTGGGAACACAGACTCCATTCTTAGCTGGTTTGAAAACTTTGAAAGGCGGTGGAGGAAATCCAAAATCTCCATTCACGATGGGTCTTACCGTTAATTCTTTTTTAATTTCTTGAATTGGACCCACATCAACTAAATATCCAGTTCTAGTGAGAGTGGTCATACTTATTTAAAGAATTTAAACTTTAAATAAGTACAATGCCTATTATTGATGTTGAAGAAAATATTAAAACTATGCGAAACCGACTGATGAGTATGCAGAGTGAGTTGTTTAAATTAGAAGGTGGGTTGAAAGTATTTGAAGGGTTCAAGGATGCTGGTTTGACCAAAATTAACCTTCCCAAAACCCCCAATCAGCCACCCATCGAAGAACTCGAGAGTATCCAAGAAAAGCCCGAATAAGTACCGACATTCCAAACCCCCTTGAAGTCTATTTCGACTTCAACATCATCACCCTTTATTAGAGACTGAATGGGACGTCCTTTAACTTTGCACATCACTCTCCTATAACGAAATGGTACCTTTACAGTGAGAATATTCCCATCGAGGGGATTGTCAATATTTGTATTTGTAAGTAAGTGCCATTTATTTGTATGCATTCGTTCTATAATTTCCGAGACTTTAGCAGGAATTATATAACGGATATACTTTTTAGAATTGAAATCGTACATGGGTTCGTGAACTTTAGCCACGAACTTCATTGATCTCTATTACGATATACTAAAATTAAAACTATAAGCAACACGAGAATGAAAAGTAGGACTTGTGTGAGAAGTAGAGGTTTGAGTGGTTTTCTTGTTCCAAAACATTCATGACTTAGGGCTCTAGATACCTCGGTACCGGCTTCAATACTCGAGTATGGAGTTTCACGAGGAGACATCATACCACACATCGCAACTTTAGGGCATTTACCAAAGAATGGGAGTTGACCATGAAGGCTGAGAACTCCAGAAGACTGAGAAAAGGACCACCTCTCCTTTTCTACCTCCCACTCTGCACCCCAACCAATTCGCATTTCAACTGGTTCAGGTAAACCAAGTTGTTTTACAACTTCTTCTTTTATGATTTCAGGATTAGAAGTTAATATTTCTTCACTGAGGTCACATATGACACATGATATGGTATTGGTACCGAACAGAACTTTAGGTTGTAAGTTCCATTTAGTTTGAGTTGCTATTTCGAGATCGGTTTTCATGACTGGTGTTTCGTCATAGTCGATAAGAACATTTATAGCACCATATGTACTTCCTTGTAATTGTTTGGTAGCGTCAGGACCCCAATTATCACCTAAAAACTTCATAGCTGGACTGTTATCGAGACACAAAAAGATCATCCCATCATCAATAGTTCTTTCATCTGAAAATGTAGCCACAAAGTCATCTTCACCATATTCAACATTCATCAATTCTGTACCAAAAATAAAATTGGCACCAGCGTTGATGAGTGCTTCCTCCATTGCATCACACATTACTTTACCCGACACCTTTTGTGTGAACATTTGTGAAAGTATGGTATGATCTAAATTTTTTACAAACTCGTACGCTGTCATGACATCCCATGTAACTCCATCCATGATAAGTGGTAAATGTTCGATATATTTTTCACCTTTATCACTTAAAGGTCCTACTGCATCTTTTAGAGATATACCCTTAAATTTTTGAGGTTGTGCAAGTACTCGAGAGAAAAGAGAAATAAGAGTTCCGTAATCTTTTACACCTAAAGATTTAAAAGCAAAATCAAAATGACCCATACGTTCAACTGGTTGGAATATTTCATTCCAATCGATGTTCATTTCAGAAAATAGTGACTGTGTATTAACAAATGCCTTATCAAACACAATTCTATGTGCGTGAAGATCCCGTGTTTCCACATCGGGTTCCCACCAAGAACCACCAGCTGATACCTTTCTATCATATATAGTGACGTCATGGTCTCCTGATCTAAGTATTTCCCATGCGAGAGACATTCCTGTTGGACCTGCTCCGATGATATGAATCTTCATTCTATCTTTAGCTTATAGAAAAAATCCTAAGGGTAATGTAGGATATGTTGAGTATACTCAGTCAAGCCAATATGAAGGTGCCACCTGTCAAGTTGGCGCCAAATCAAAAGGTAAAAACATGGAAATTCGCAGCTAAATATTTATGGAAGGAACGTTTTACTGAGGATAAAGCTGAGCTTGGTCGATGGACTAGAGATGAACTCTTAGACCTTGGACCTACATTTGTAAAATTAGGACAGATAGCGTCCACACGAGGAGACCTCTATCCACCAGAATTTACCAAAGAACTTGAATCTCTCCAAGATAATGTACCACCATTTGACTTTAATCTCATGAAAGATGTTGTAAATATAGATATATTCAAAGATTTTGAAGAGATTCCATTTAAATCAGCTAGTATCGGGCAGGTTCATAAAGCTACCTTAAAAAATGGTAAAAAAGTTGTTGTAAAATTGAAAAGACCAGGAATCCTAAATATAATGAAAACCGATACAAACAATGTTAAGAAGATATTGGACTTTATTCAGTCAATAGGTGTTGACACTGGTTCTAGTTCTAACTTTGTTCTCAATGATTCTATCGAGTATCTTCTTGGAGAGGCTGATTACAGGCAAGAAGTTGAAAATGCGATTAAGTTTAGAAGGAGTTTGAAAGGGATTGATTGGATAAAAGTTCCTTATGTGTATAAAAAGTATTGTACCGATGATATGATTGTAATGGAGTATGTAGAGGCTGATAAGATTACAGAGATCAAAAATAAGAGAATCAATAGGAAGAAGGTGTGTGAAGCATTGGTGAATTCGTATGTGATTCAAACGATGGACAGTGGATTATTTCATGGTGATCCACACCCAGGTAATCTAGCTATTTCCAAAGATGGTAAATTGGTGTTTTATGATTTTGGTCTATTAATCGAGTTAAATGATGAGTTGAAGCAAGGTTTCTCCGACTTATTTGGGTGTATTATAAATCGAGATACAAAAGGAGTTGTCCAAATATTAATTAAACTGGGTGTCATTGTACCAACATCTTCAGACGTCAGTGATATTGAAGTATTTTTTGAAACTATCCTGGGATATTTAGAAACCCTTGACGGTGGTGCTATCATGAACGATGAGCTGGCGGCCGAACTTGCAATGGAAAAACCATTTGTTGTACCAACAAGTTTTGTATATTTAGCAAAATCATTTTCCCTAATTGAGGGGATATGTCTCCAACTTGATCCAGATTTTGATTATTTCACATACCTAGAACCAATGATTCAAGAGCAGTTTTTAGAGTCTCTTGATATAAGTGAAATCATCATGAATACCACAGAAATTCCATCTAAAATTGGAAAAATAAATTCGACTGTTCTCGGCCTTGAGAGGTCGAGAGCAGCGATGAAAAGATCAATGATTAAAACACGACAGGAGATACGGATAGTTCAATACAGTGTGATATGTGCTTTATTAGCTGAGAGGTTTAACGGGACACCAATTGCTGCTATACTCGTTGGAATTGCTATTTGGATTACTTTTCGTAAAGATCGATCTCTTTAGCGTTGCTCTTCTTCTTCTTAGTCTTCTTCTCCTCCTTCTTGATAACATCTTGATGTTCCTTGAACATTTCTTGAACACGCTTGCGCTCGTCACGGGCGATGTCACCAATCTTGTCCTTAATTTTGTCTACCTCAGTCTTTCGTTGTTTTTGGATTTTCTTGCCTATCTTTTTGAAGTCGTCAGTTTTGGCGAACCATGTGGGGGATGCAGTAATAGCGAACATAGTGTTTGTTGTATTTTAAGGACATTTAATTTTTAACCGTTTTAATTTTTCTAGAAACTCTCTTTTTTCACCTGG